ATGAGGTGATTGCGTTACGGTTTGTAGCGGTACCTGCGAAGATTACGTTGGTACCAGCGGTTAGAACAGATGCTACTACGCGGTCGATTGAATCGGCTGCGTTGTAAGCGATGATGTCTGCAAGAGCAGCATCTACATCGTTGAATGATGTTAGATTTAGTCTCTTGGTTGTGGTTACGGCTGAGCCGTACTCGTTTAGAGCAACGGAAACCTGTGATGGGTTACCGAGTGCTACAGAAGAAACGTCAGATGTTTCAGTCAGCGTGCTGGTTACAGTGCTGAGGTCTGAATAGATGGAGAATACAACTGACGATCCTGGCATTGCTTGCTGAACTGGCTTGACATCTGCAATCGCACGCATTACTGGAATGGAGCGAAGTGCCATACGAACGTATTGGTCGTATGCTGTCTGTACGAGGTTCGATACGGTTGTTGCCGATGTCGATGTACCTGTAGGTAATGCCATTTAAGCACCTACTTTCTTTTTACTAGGATCGGATATTAGAGTCCAGACTCACGAATAATTGCATCCAGTTCTTCTCTGGTATTAGCGTTCATCAATCGACGCATAACATCATCTGTAGAACTTGGCGTTGCTGCCGAATCTACTGTGTTAGTCATCCTCTGATACTGCTGTGCCTGAGCTGGATCTACATTCGGCTTTGTCTGGTTTTGGCCAGCATCTACACCGAATACATCGGCGTAGTTATTGAGCCAGGTTGATACAGACTCCTCAGTTGGGTCTATATCCTGTGGGATAAATGCAGCAATTTTCTGATTTACCCCGCGACGTTCGAGGGTGTCTTTGATTGCTCGTTCTCTTTGTGCTTTTGAAAGATTTTCAAACTGTGCCTTTAATTCGGCTAGTTCTTTTTCTTTCTGCTTGTTTGCTTTACGCAGTTGTTTGACGAGGTCATTAGATAGATCAGATAGATCGTCTTCATCCTCTAGGTCATAGTTGGACATAGGTCCTTCTCCCTTATTTGTTAGTTTACGTAGGCCTCATATGGTTTGGGGAACTCCATATGGCTCCTACTCCTGGTCTTCCTTCTCTCTAACGGGCCAGTCGTTCCGTTAGTAGGCCTAAATTGCGCCTGCTCTATCTCGAGCTAGTGCGCCTTGCGCTACACCAGATGAACCGCTAAATGTTGCGGTCTCAAGCTGTGCTAACTGTCTGCGGCGTTTAGCTGCTTCAGTTGCTCCGGTAAGTCCAAAGACTTCCTGCTCTGCTGTTGTCTGGTCATACGGTTGTTGTTTGTAAATTGATGCTAGTTGGCTTCCGCGAGGTAGAACCTCTGCAACTTTCTGGAATCCTTCACGTGCCTGTTCTCCGGTTACACCGAAGCGCTGAAGTTCTTCTGCTCTGGAAAGTCCAGTTGCAAGACCAGCCATTGTTGCAGCTCCGCCGATTTCTGCAGCGGTTACTTTACGCTTAATAGTTTCAATAGCCTTATCTGGGTCTAGGAAGTATGCAAGCAAATCTCCATTGCCAACTTCTGGATAGAACTGGCGTAGTGATGCAGCTACTTCAGGAGCAGCATTAATCACTCTGCGCTGTGCTGTCTGGATGCGGTCTTCTAACTCAATGTTAGATACATCATTAGCAATTAACTTCTCAAATGTTGGCTGAATACCTAGTTCACCTTTTGCATAATAGCTGTCAGGTAGACCATATCTACGCATTACATCTTGGTACTTATCCTCAAGTCCGATGTAGGTAGCCTCATCTAGAGCACGTAGTCCCTTTTGGATACGGGCTTCATTAGCAGCAAAGCGCTTCTTATAGGCAGCACTTTCTGTTCTTAATTTAAGAGTAAACTCTGCAGGTGATAGACCGTCTTTGATGTAACCCTCTACATCGGCTAGTAAGCTCTCTAATCCATACTCAGCAAATTGCTTTCTTAAAAGATCAAAGGCAGACTGTCCCTGACGACGTTTATCTTCGGCTGCTGCTGTGGCTGCCTGTTGTGCCGCTAGGTTGCTTGCTGCAGTTGAGCCGGTAGATGCTCCTCCGCCGCCACCGCTAGGTGTAGAACTACCGCTAAACATTGATGAATATGAGGCGGCAAGAGTCTCTCTAGTAGGACGCTGTCTCCACTCAAAACCACCACCTGGTAGGTTAAAGGCATACCACTCATAACCAGCTCTTAATCCAGTTGCTGGTGGAGTTGAGATACTTCCAGCACTGTTTGGTGTAGTCACCATACGACTGGTCATACCAAGGGCTGTATTGGCTGCCTGAGCCTCTTTAAGGGCATTCTGTGCGTCTATTTGTGCTGGACTTAGACCAGTCCTTGGGTCACGAACATAGTAAGCGTCAACGGCTGGCGTAACTGCAGCTTGCTGTGCTTCTAAAGCACGTAGTCTGCGTAATCTATCTCTCTCATCAACCATTTATTTACCCCTGGAATCCGAAGTCTTGTAGGATTTTTAATGCAACATTTGAGGTTTCTTCACGGGCATTATCCGTATACTGCCAGCGTGGGTCCTTGCGTACTGCACGTTGGAAATCATAAAGAGACATTTCTTTATCGCCTGCATAAGCAGAGCGAAGCAGCGGGTCATCTAGCGAAATAGAATCTGGAGTTAACTCTAGCAGGTTAGCCATACGAGTACGGTATGGAGCATAGATGTTGGAAAGATCTAAGCCTTGGTCAATCAAAGCTCCTACCTTTTCTGGTAGGCCTAGTTTGGCCTGAGCGCGAATAAGGCGCTTAAAATCTTCGATATCTTCTCCACGCTGAATGCGCTGTAGCCAGCCATCAACCTGACCAGAGAAGTCTTTATCTAAATCAAATCCATTATTACGGGCAATAGTACGCAGTACGGTTAAGGCATTACCTGATGTACCTGCTGCGGTCTTAGCTCCAATGCCACCAATAAGTTCATCAATGATTACATCTTCGTCAGTTCCTCGGTCAAAGTAATCTTTAATCTGTTGTTCGGTAATTTGAATACCGCGAGGAGCAAGTACTTGTCGTATCTTTACGCCAAACTCTTTAAGGCTTTCCTGATATACCTTGCTTTTTTCAGCCTTTAGTATTACGCGATTAAGAGCTTTTTCATTTAGTTGGCCAATCTGAGATATGGCTAACTTATCTTGAGCCTCGGTTATACGACCTTCTCTGTAGAGGCGGAAGATTTCTTTTAGTTCTACTCCATATACTGGGTCTTCAAGGAGTGCTACTCCGATTCCCAGTTTTCTAGCAATCTCTGTATTGCTGGGTGGCAACTTTATAGCAGTGGTATCTTCACTGCTGTCAATAACAGAACTTGGTTGTACCATTAGCGTTGCCCTCCTAATTGCGAGAATAGCCATTGAGTAAAGTCAACCCGTTGCTTACGTTCAACATCTACTGGAGATGCTTCCGTAAGGGTCTGCTCAATAGTTGACGCAATCTTTTCTTGTGAAAATCCTGGCTTCTGGATTACTTGAACTTCTTTCTTTCCAGTGGCTGGGTTTACTACCTTCTTGGAAGTAGTGAGAGTGCCCTTTTGATATAGCTTATTAATACCGCTAACCAAATCTTGATACCAGTCTTGCTGCTTATCTTCATCATTGATTGTGCGACCAAGGATTTTCTGAGCAGTCTCATCTACATCTGCTTCAATCTTTGCTTTAGGAACATCATAGATCTGGCGGGTGGGTAGGTTTTCTTTTCCACCATCACCAAATATGCCTGCGGCTCCTCGATTTACTATGTTGGCATTGACTAAAGCTTCCATAGAAATGCTTGCTGCAGTAGGATCTTGTCTGGCTGATGCAAGTAGGTTCTTGCCTACGCCTTCCATCCAGGTTCCAAGAGTATTCGGATCTCTGTACTTTGTGCCAGTAGCCTTGAATACATTGGTTAGAATTGTATTATAAGCCTTTGGATTCCTGACAGATAGGTTAGTCATAAACTGTGGGAACGTTCCAGGCATAACGTATAGGTCATTGCCGTCTTTATCAGTAAGGCCAAAGCCTACGATAACGCCGCGCTTGCTTGCTCCGGTATCTACAGTTGTATCACCAAAGCTTGGTGGAGCGTCGTTTGCTGAAGTATTCTGAGAGTCCTTGGCCATAGCAGCTTTAGCAAGATCGGTGATTTGCTTATCCGACAGATTGGGATACTTCTGTCGATACAACTTCTTGTAAGACTCTAGTGATTTAGCCATTTTTGATTACTCCGAATTTGTCGTTCTCTAGATAGCGGGTATAGAAATCAGCAAAGCCTTTGTCGTACATCTTCATTTTCATTATGTACTCATCCCACTGTTCTTTTAGGTCTGCATTGTCTTCTGCATCTATGCTGCCGCTACCGTAGTATTCTTTACGGGTTGCCAACTCTTGTGATACATAAGTTCTATTCAGGACATAATCTGTCATAGCCTGCATAGTCTTAGTACTGCCGTACTTCTTCATAAACTTCTCGTTAGAAACGAGGTCTATAACTCCCTTGACGTAGCGCTTTGTACGGTTTAGGTCAAAGTCACCCATCTCTTTTTCATAACCCCAGGCTTCATATTTCTTGCCTAGGTTCTCAACAAAGGTATCCCATCTTTCTTTGATACCTAAATCAGCAGCAGCGCTTGAGTTAATACTATTGATTCCATAGCTTGCTAGCTCAGCATCACGCTCTTCTACACCCTTTTGGTAGGCAGACCAGCCAAGGCTAATCTCTCTATCCTTTAAGATATCCTTGGTAACTCTGGATTCTGTCCACTTGGTTTCTCCGCCTGGGCGTAAAGTTTTGTCGCGGAAGAAGTTAGCTGCAGCATCTGAATACTTATCTGCGGTTGTTCCAAAGTTAGCAATAAATCCAGCTAAGCCTGGAGTCTTGTTCTCATCCATCTTGCCGATAAGTCCAGCAAACTCTTTAGCATTGCGTACTGCATCTGCAGTCTGGAATACACCGGTTCTGTTACGGGCAGATGGAGCTGTAACAAAGAAACCTTTTTCGCCGTACATAGTCATTATGTACTCGTCGATTTTACCTGGGCCGATCTTTGGATCATTAATAGCCCTGCGCCAGTCATCAACTATGAACTGATATTCTGGACGGAATGAGAATGTAAATGGCAAAACCATATTGGCAGCTAGACGTATTTCAAATGTCTGACGACCAAGTTCTAGAGCATCCTTAAAGGTAGGACGCTTGCCAATCATACCTTCGCTGCGCCACTGATAATCAAGAACCTTCATAGCAGTTCTAACGCTGTTAGCAAATGCTCCATCATCTAGACCGTTTTGTAAAGCAACAGCCTTTTGTGCAGCAGCAGGAAGTAATAACTTCCAAGGATCTTGAGCAGGTCTGCCGAATGGCATAATGCTGCTCATAATAGATCTGGCTACAGTTTCACCAGCTACCTTTGTAAGGAAGTCCTGGGCTGATTGAATCGCCTCTGGACGCTCATTAGCAAAAGCTGATACTGGAATAGTTACTGGAATACCAAAGGCTGGGAACAGCGGGTTCTCACCTTGCAAGAATACGTTAAGGCTGTTCTTTGGAATTGATATATCAAAGCCTTTTGGAATACCAAAGCGACCCTCTACACCCTCTGGGATATTGAAAAGGATATATTGCTGGGTAGATGGGCCTACACCTGGAGGAACTACGTCTCCATCTTGGTCTACTACTACAGCTACACGATTTGGTAGGTTCCAAATCTGAGCAGCACGAGCAATTCTTGATGGGTCTTGTAGTAATAACTTACCGTATACCTTGATTGCGTTATACTGAGCATTAAAGAACGGTATAACAAAGCGTAATGTGTTGGAAAGACCTGTGTTATTGGTGATACGGTACAAGGTTTCCATTGTAGTCTTACGAGAAGCAGCGTGAGCTGCACGTTCTAGTTGAATAATCAACTGTGGATCTTGTAGATTCTTACCTAGACCCTCTGCAATATCTGCTTCACGCTTTAAGTTTCTTAAGTAAAGCTTCTGGTAGAAAGGCCAAGCCACTAGGTTATCTTCTGGTGTTGAACCGATTACCTTAAATAGATTCTCGATAGCACCATTTATGCTGCGCTTGACAGCACCTTTACCATAGCCAAGAGTATTCTCAACTAAATCTCTACCAGCAATAGGAGCAAGGTTAGGATTGCCACGCATAAGAGCATCGAACTGCATAGGTGTCAGTTCTTCTCTAGCAATTAGGTTACGTACTTGCTGGTCTGGGAAGATACGATTGATACGAGCACGTGCCTCAGCGATATGCTCAAGTACTTTACCTGGCTCAATGTCTCCGTCGATATCGCGTATGTAGAACTTTCCATCACTGCGAAGCCAAGAGGCAATAGCCTTGTCGCTTTCACCCTGTAAAATACGCATAGCCAACGGGTCATTGCGTAGAATGAAGTTAGCAAATACTGACATCTCATTGTAATACTGTGGGTCAGTAGGTTGAACAACTGTTCTAGCCTCACTTAAGCGGTTACCCATATTCATAGCACTTGCACCCTTTTGGGCATCAAATGACATATAGGCTTGGTTCTCAGTCATCCAGTTTAGAGAACCCATAGATGATACATCTCTACGAGTTAAATCACCGTTAGGACCAGAGAAGGCTCCATTTGCCTGCACCTTAGTGCCTGACCTTGTTGTAAACTCTATTGGCTTATCACCACTGCGAACAATCTTTAGCTCACTTCTGATGGTATTAAGCTGAGTTGACTGCTCAATCTTCTCAAGAATCTGATTGTCAAGTGCATCAATCTGCTGTTGAAAGAAACGGATACGATACATCTGATCTTCAGGAATGATATCGGCAATCTCTTCAAAGTTACCCTTACGAGCCAAGTCATAATCTGTGATAACACGGATATCTGGCTGTTGGATTGGTCCCTTACCGCGAACTTTAATCTTGCCATTACTTACAAGCTCATCGTATAGAACTGCAGATGGCAAACCTTTACGTGCCTGCTGATCTGGGATAGCACCCTTTGGTAGGCGGCCCTTAGTTCCAGGAATCTTGTAGAAAACTTTACCACTTGGATAGTCTGCATAGACCAAGGTTGTACCCTTAGGCAGGGTAGGTACTACCTCTTCACGTACATAGCGACCAAATGCTTTGGACTGAAGGTTCTTAAGTTTATTTTGGTCATCACCGAAGAGCAATCCGTTTTGCTTTTTACGCTTTGCCATCAACTCAAAGTATGCGTTTCGCTCGCTATCCTTTAGTAAAGGCTTTGTCTTGGAAGTCATAGCGATTTCTACATCTGTAGGATCTACCTGCTTGCCAAACTTGCCAGATGCTCCAGCATAGTAAGCCTGCGGAGTTACCTCATCAAGGATTGACTCACGCACTTGAAGCATTTGGTTTCTCTGAAATACCAAACGACCTGTGAACTCATTAAGTTGCTTAGGGTTTTGTATCTTAAGAGTATCTTCAAAGTAGTTCTGAGTCTTGGTAAAGCGAACCGCTGTGTTATTTCTAAAGTTTTTGAAAGCATCATCAGTCTTAGCAAGGCTGTTTAATACTAGACCAGCACGAAGTTGACCATCAATGGTGTTACGGATAGGGTAACCAAGACGGGTTAGAACCGAAACCTTAAACAAAGAGTTGGCAAAATCAATCCAGTCAGTAACTTCGCTCTTCATAGCAACGCCTCTGACACCAGGCTCCTTGAAAACCCTGTAGGCATCTAGTACTTTTTCAAAATCTTTGAAGTCCATCATAGGTACGATGTTAGGCATCTCTGATCTCCAGAATGGAGAGGTGACTAACTTGCCCATTTCATCTACATAGAATCCATTTTGCTGGATTCCAGACATAACACCACGACGAACGTTGCCAAACTGTTGATAAATCTCTCGGGCTTCTTCTACAGTAAAGCCTTTTTCAAGTGCAATAATATCAGCAATCTCTGCTTCAATGTTTTCTACAGCGGCAAGACGTTCTTTAGCATTGCGAGCATTAAGGTAGCTGCGGGCTAAGTCGCTTTTAACCTCAAGATACTCTGCATTACGTAGAGGCTTAACAGAGTTTAGTGCATACTTAATTTCGCTAAAAGAATCTGCTACTGGTCCACCGTCAACTCGCACAATACCCCGAGGTAGTTTGCTAAAAGGTAAAGTAACTACGGTTACTGGACGTGTAAATGGGTTCTTTTGGAATGTCTCAGTGTAGAAAGAAGCGTTATGATAGGCCTCAGATGCTTTAGCCTTAGCCTTTTCAATAGCCACGCCAATGTTTTTGTTAAATAACTGTACATCTGCTGCGCTGGTATAGTCATTAATGATGCGATAGTCGCCAATGTTCTCGTTAATAGCCTTGGCTAAGTTCTCATCACGGCGAATAAGGTCATCTAATACCGCAGTTAGACGGTCATATTCCTCTACTGTTGGTAGATGGTCTTCAATTCTTACGCCTTGTCCCCAAGGGATGTCGTTGTATCTCTTCTCAACTGGGTCAAGAATGTTACGAGCACGGTCAATCTCATCAGCAATAGATGCTCTAGTCTTTAATAGACGGTTATATGAGTTCTTGTCGCCAGCGGCTGCAGCAATAATATCGGCTACTTCATCATAAGTCTGCGCTTCGCCAGTTACATCAGCCAAGAATGTACGATTTGTGGTACGACGCACAAAAACATCATCATAGTTCTTGATTGAGTCGCCTTCGGTCAAGCGCTGGGCAATAACACCCATAGGTGTTTCTCTGCCGATAGCACCGCCTGATTTAAGCCATAAACCGTGTGAATCTAGTTCAGAGCGTAGACGAACTACATCTTCAGCACTGGTAATAGGGCGATCTAGTCCAAGTATCTTACCGAACTTAAGAGCCTTACCAACTAAAACGCCTGGATCTGTATACCAGTTAAGGAGTCCATCACCGAAACCGGTGAACACCTTACCAACAATTTCTTTTTCAAAGGCTACTTTACGGTCATCTGGATCTGCAATGTTAAAACTTGTCTCAAGAAAACGTGGTAAATCTATACCTTGCTCTTCTAGCGCAGGTGTTACGCCTGTTCTTTCTAGATTAGCACCGATGACGGCAGCATAAGCTTGAAATGGAGATACATCTTTGGCTAAATCCCAGGCCTTAATTAGATCATAACCATTACCAGCTACAGCATCTGCATTGGCTAGAACTGCTGTGCTAATTGGACGGGTAATCTTTGGATAAGCCCATTGATAAAAGTCAGTAGCAGCCTGCAGTACATCATCAACTGCTGTAGCTACGCCGATTGTCTCCATCGGTCTTGCTGCAATATCTACTGCAGTGGTAGCTATGTCGGTTGCGGCTTTGTCAACCTTCTTTTCAATCTTCTTTTTTACAGCTACGCCAGTTTTCTTAGCTAGCTCAGGCTCTTGCACAGCAACACGTGCTTGTGTAACGCCAGCACCTAGGCCTGTTACAGCCTTGATTGGTGTAGCTAAAGCGTTGCCAACGGCATTGCCGATTGCCTTCTTAAGAGAGTCCCAGTAACTTTCAGCCATTACTTACCTCTCTTGTCAAGAAACCTATGAAATCATCTCGGTCATCATCTGAATCCCAAGGAACTTGAGACAGCGTTAAGATGATCGCTGGTTCATCAAAGCCAAGCGCATCAACAAAAGCTGTAACGTTCTTTACGAATTGGTTCACAGATTTCCCTGGATAGATCTAACGAATATACGGAAAGATTCTGGTGCATCTGGGTTAGCTGCCATAGCATCTAGGGCTGGCATATACTTAGCAATAATGTCATTGTCTTTTTGACGAATGGAGTTCATAGCAAGAGCTTCAGGTCCTGGACCTTCACCCATTGCAATACCTGCTGTGATTGGTTCATCTGGGCGCTGTGATGGAGCAAGCAATGGAGTTACTGGTTCTTGTACAGCATCACGTACTTCAGATGCTGGTATGCCACGAACATCTGGTGTTCTTGCAAGTGGAGCGCCTGATTTGATAGCGGCAGTCTCTACACCTTCACCATAAGCGATTGAACCCATATTCATATCAGTTCTCTTGGAGAACTTGCCTGGACCTGATGCGCCAGCGAGTGGTCCTCTAGCCATTATTGTCCTCCATCTTTTCTAAATCTTGTGTGAATTGTTCCCAAGCCTGATTAACTTGGTTCTTTCTAATTGCGTTGTATGTAGCTAAATCTAAAACTTCTTCTGCAAACACGTGTATTGCACTCATTATGTTGTGAAACAAACCTGCAAATAAAACGCCAATATCAGCGAGACGGATAGAACGTGGGATGTAATCTGGTTCTTTGTCGCTCACGCTCTATCCTCTCGATAAAGTAAAACTACTTAGCTTTCTTTCCTTTACGACCTGCTGGTGCATATCCGAAAGAGACTTTTCCGCCAGACGGCTTAGAGGTATCCTTCTTGCCTTCAACTGGCTTAGCTGCAACGGCTTTTGCTACTGTTCCTTTTTTCATTTTTACCTCCTCCCTATGCTCAACCTGCGATTTGTGCGAGCAATGTTGCTATATCTGGACGAGCGCCAGCAGCAGGGGCCGCACCAGCCATCATTTCTGGACTTGGCTGCGAGGCAGGGACTGGGGCCATACCTGCTGCTGGAACTTGTTCACCCATCATTTCTTCTGGGGCCTGTGGTTGCGGCTCTGGGAATATCTCAGAAACTATCGTTTCGAGTTGCTTACCCTTTTGCCGACCTTTAATAACTTCAGCAATTCTTGAAACAATGAGAGAAGGATCTTGGCCTTGTGCTGCAAGCGCTGGAATTGCTTGGGCGTACTGAGCAACAGCAACACGCAAAGAATCACGAATCTCTTCAACGTCAATACGTTGTTCTTCTTGAGTAACATTTAGCTCCATTGGGATTTCACGACGTACATAATCACGTGATACGAGCTTATCGCTACGCATCTGTAGTAGAGCAATGATTGCGCGGTTAGGATCCATACCAGACATAATGCCGTAGCGAACATCTACGCCGTATTCACCAGCGATTTGCTTGCTTGGTACGTACTTCATTGAAAATGGTGTGCCATCTTCACTGCCGCGAATCTCTTTGGTCATAGAACCGAAGATCTTCTCGTCTACCTCAAAGCAAAGTGCTACAAGTTCTGTGAATAAACGAGCAAATTGTGCTTGAGCAGAGCGAATCTGGGTATCAAAGCCAGCTTGTAGGGCTTGTACGCCACGTCCTGTGACTACAGAAGCATCTAGATTACCGCTTCTTACCTCTGGATAGCGTGAACCGAGGCGCAATTCGCGCTCTAATACACCTGATTCAGTAAATACTCCGTTAGGAAGTTCCAGCGGTACGCGGCGAATTGCTTGAGGATTAGCAGAACGCATAATCGCATCAGGGCCAAGGGCGAGTTCTTGGACATCCTGCGGAATAGCAATAGGTGCTTGAATCGATTTCTCTGCTGCTTGAATCTGCAGAACAGCAAATCGAGCACGTGCAAGCTGTACCGCTAGAACATCATCAAATTGACCACGTGCTTCGCCATCGATAGATGAGCGAACAGCAACGGATGCTAAGCATTTACCAACCGGGTTTGGTATGTTAGCCAAAACTAGGTTGTTACGCTCTGGGATAAAGATTAAATCTTGGTCTTTGTCGTGGTAGCGAACCAAGGAAAGCAAAGGAGATGACTGCTGATATTGATTGCGACCTAGGATTTCCGAGTAGAACTCTGGGTATTGAGACGCGAGAGATTCAGCATCGGAGGCAACAATCTGAGTGATTGAGATTGTGCGGCCGAATCTGTCGATTTCTGGGTAAACACCAAACGGATTAAGTAGACGAATACGCGGATTGTTAGTCTCATAATCCATCTCCACAATCGCAGGAAGCATTCCGTAGGTGTTAAACCAGTCTGCTCCAGAATACATCTGGATTTGTAGGTCTGAAGATGCTACATAATAGTTAGCAATACGCGTTCTAACATCTGCAGCTTTACGTGCATTGTCTGAAACCATATTAGTTGCTGAGCATTCAAAGGCTGGAAGTGGAGCCATAGCCTCAGCTAAGTCACGAGCAGCTACATCAATGAAGTTTGCAACAAGTGGCTTTGGATACTCTTCGGAAAACATTGCAGGATAGACACGACTAATGTCACCTTGGCGCACAGAAAGGACATCGCGCATACGCTGATCGCGCTTTGCGTATCTGGTCTGAAGGCGTGCAACCTTCGCAATGACCTCGTTAGTGCTTAACATATGTCTCCTACTTACCTTGCCACTTCATACCAGCACCAGGTTGTCCTTGGACAACTACACGTGCTGTGAGGGTGGTTCTATTCTTGGGAATGTATTGCTTTGCAATCTTGTCTAGCTTGCGTTGCTCAGCAGATTTTGCTGGCTTTTTTTGCTTCACTTTGCTTTAGGCTTTACCTTGATAACTGGCTTACCCTTTGACTTGCCAGTTTTAATATCTGTATCACCGGGGTATCTCTTGTTCTTGGAAGGTAGGCTCTTGCCCTTGCTGATTGCTGCGTCTAGCGCGTTCATTTTTTTGCCTGGCATTATATGAATTGCCTTTCTTGTTCGGCCAACAAGCTATCCAAGTTGACGACTACTCGTTTGTTCTTTTCTGCTCTAGATAAGAACGGGTTGTTTAGGTGATGCTTTTGATAAATACCAGTGTTGAGCCATTCTCTAGCTCTAATCTCACAGAACCAAAGGGCCATTACCATATCGGTCTTGCCTTTAGTGGTAGGTGACCAGGTAATAAGCTGTTCCATCAAAGCTTTTATGTTCTCAGTTTGATCTGAAGGCAAATGAATTAAGTTATCGCGGTGATGTTTGCCGTCTTGCTGCTTAGTTCCAAACAAGGTAGACATAGATGCCACACCGAAACCAGAATCCCATTTGTTATTTCCGGTGTGATGTTCTCTTAGTACAACTCCTTTAGAAGCCAGGAACTGTCTAATTCCTTCGTCTTGGGTAAGGAAGGACTGAAAAGCATTACGTTCGACAATCCATTCGGCTGGAGTGTAAAGATTAGTCCAATCGAGGATAAGCTGGCGAATTTGCGCCGGTGTAGGACGCGAGATTTTAACAGCGTCAACAATAAACCTTTTATGAGAAATACGATCAACTGCATAACAAACTGCTGCTGTGTCTCCGACCATTGCCGGGTCGAGACCACAGACGATACTGAAACCGTTGAGGTCTTTGGGGTGACCAGGATTGCCAGGTACCAATCGTCCTGCTTTTCGCATTCCATCGATTGAACCTTTCACGCATACCGGGTCAAAGATTGCATCATCGGATACATCCTGCTGTTGATAAACCAAAGCCCAGGTCTGAGCATCCATAGCTTGGCGCTCATTGTAAAGATGCTTGCCGTGCCAACGGGGATATAATCCCTCTTCGGTTTTATCTGATTCAGTTTGTCCATCAAATGGCTGATCTGAATAAGGCCAGAGCGTAACCCATTTATCAGGGTCTTCATCAGTTTCAAGTAGGGCTGGCATTGCCAAATATGTCCAAGGGACTAAGCCACCAGGATACCTGTCTGGGTTACGCAATTCTTTGTATAGGTCGACGGAAGCAACACGTGTTCCAATAACGACCAATTTGCCCGTCGGGTTAAGACGGGATCTAACATCTTGTGTTAACCAGCGAATCTGCTTTTCAAACTCATTAGCGTTCTTTAAGGTTACCGCATCATCTACGATGATCATATCGGCACGTTTACCGTAAATCTGACCGCCGATACCTACGGCTTCAATGTTTGGGTCTTTTTCGCTAGACTCTCTAAGTTCATCACCAAAGACCACACGGGTGGCTTGCCAGGATGCAGACTTGGAGTTAAAGCCTACACCTGCTGCGTAAGCGGTCTGCAGCTCTTCATACATCGGGTGGGTAAGGCGCTGCTTAATAGCGTAGAGAAAGTCAGCGGCTAGCTGCTGAGTCTGGGAAACTATCAGGACTCTAAAGTTAGGGTTGGTGGCTACCTTCCAGGTTACATAGTCAACGGTTATGGTAATTGACTTTGCGTGGTTAGGAGGGATATTTAGAAGGATGCGGTTATCAGCGGTACCCTTCTCATACTTCATAGAGGGGTGGTGCCAGCTAGGGTCTCTGCCTTCTATGACATCTACCAGGTTCTGCTGGTGACCAAAGGTGTTCTGGTGTAGAAAGCGTTTTCTAAAGGCCGCGAAATCTAAATCGTGTACATCGGCAGAGGCGTATGACTTGTCCTTCAGACCTAGCCGTGTTCTATCCATTTTATCGGCAAAGACCTTATCGGTCCTGCGGTAGTACTCGTAGGTCTTCATAGACTTACCAGCGGATCCTACGGCTTGTTCTACTGTTGCGCCTTCGGCTACAGCCGCGAGTATAACTCGCTTTGCTATCTCTGAGCTTTTCTCAGCCATCAGGCTCCTAAAATTTTTGGATAGATTTATCCCCACTAAAAGAGGCGGCTTCGCCTCACTCATCGGGCTTGAGCGCCCGAGCGAGCTACAGCGAAGTGAGGGGTAAGTCTGCTCTCCGCCCTAGGGGGCGTAGCGCAAGCGTAGCCCATCGGGATATACCCTTCCCCGCTGTATATCCCTCTACTGTATAGTAGGCGGGAAATTTTAGGCGTTTCCCGCATAGTTGTTAAAAAACTTTATAGATGTGACTAACGTCACGAATATAGCGGTATAAAACGGACAGACCGAACAAAAGGATCTCACTTTAGTGCAGATTTTTTGTGAGGGTACATCCCATCCCTCCCCCGCGTTTTCAACAACCCGGGGTCGGCCTGCTCTGCTCGGGCAGACACCCACCCCCTGCCCTTTTCTCGTATCGAATAGAGGAGAGAGAGGGAGTTGCTACCCGCTCGGCACCCCCTCGCGCCCTGCCCCCTAGCTTTCACAATCGCGCCTGCCGAGATTAATAATGCTTTTCACCCCTTGCCCTTGTCGATATACCTCACCCGCCGAACCTCTCGCCTCCACCCAATCACCCCGGCAGATTGTTGAAAGTTCAACTAAGTCTCAACCTCTACTCTAGAGTTTCAAGGGCTAAAGCTCTGACCGGTCAATGACCGCTTTACCTGTTAAATGGGGTAGACACACCTAGGAATTGTGCTACTGTTCAGCTACTAGGTTAGAAATGCTAACTTAGACGAACCGAAAAGGGGCAACAAAATGACACGCAAAGACTTTGAACTAATCGCTAAAGCTCTAGCCGATTTCTCTCCTGCTGACGGCGTTTTTGTAGAGCGCGACCTAATTGCTAGAGATATTGCTGACGCGATAGAAGCTCAGCACCCACGCTTTGACCGCTTCAGATTTCTAGTCGCGGCAGGTGTTTATCAAGTCAAAGAGGGCACACTCACCGCAGTTCATAAAGACCGCCGCTAGAGCTTGCCTATCGCTCACCCGAAAGGGTGGGCGGTGGGGAGGTTCTAGCCCTAGAACCCCGAAAGGATAAGAAAGTGGAATTACAGCTAAGAAAATCCCTCAATGATGCTTGGGAGACCCATTATGTTTTCGGGTATCCATTTGGAATTGAAAAGATTGATAACCGCGATTATGTAGTTTTCAGAGAGTTCGGCTCACGCCGTATCTATCTACGCGAGGAGGGCTTTACCTCCAAGGCTCAAGCCCTTGATTATCTAACCCCAATCGTAGAAAATTACAGCTCGTCAATCATTGAGGCGGTGCGCTAATGAAAAGATACAGATTGGAGGTGATTACCTCCGTGCTAGTTATTGAAGCCGAGAACGAGGAGCAGGCCGAAGCTAAGTACGAGGCCTATTGGTCAATGGGGGGCGAGCCTTGCCCCTGCGGTGAGGACTATTGCGAGTGCGTGGAATACTCTGAGGAGACCTATCACAACACCACCGAGCTAGAGGAGGAGAACGCCTAATGAACCTACAACAGAGAGAGGCCGAGCTACTGGCTACAACAGAGGCCGACAGGGACGAAATGAACGAGAACAACCCGATTGTTTTCGCTGAGAGTGGGCCGAACCGCTTTCGCGTTATGACCCTTTTCTTTCCTGATAATGACGGCGTGACGATACAGGAGGATTTAGAGCTTAACGAGGTGACAGTTTCCTACTTCAACAACGAGGGGCAGGTGGAATTGGGCGAGGGTGCTCTCTATGACTGGGCTATCAATTACTACACCGACAACTTTTAGAGAGGGAAAATCGATCGATTTAGGTGCTTTACTATGGGGGAGAGGGCCTGTATTCTCTCCCTTGTGGTAGCTCACCTAGAGCTGGCAACAACAACCCGAAAGGATAAAGCTATGACAACAAAACAAGAAACCTGCGCTCAGCGCATTGATGAGATGATGAAATCAAGGGAGGAGGATATTAACGCTTTAATTTCTAACCCTGAAGCAGATTGGAGTGATGACCCTGCGCTATCTATTGACCGGACAGAGGTAGTTAGTATCTGCCTAAGTTGGGGAGGCCCTGCCGATTACATTGAAATCACCTTGAAAGACAAAGAGGTGCAGAGAGTGGATTATCGCTTTTCTGACTGGTTCGACACCGCGACTGTGCAGGTTCCCGAGGACTCACCTCTCTACCAATACGCGATGTTCCAATTAGATATGTTGGAGGCATAAATGTTCGAGGTCTCTACTAAATGGCAGGACGGAGCTTTGTCCTCGCTGGTGTATCTCGCCGTGATTGTCGGCGTGTTGTGGATATTAAGCAAGATTGAACTCAAGGATAAGGAGCGAGACAATGCCTAGGTGCGGCTCCTGCGGGTGGCAATTCTCCGAGCGCACCCTTACTAAACACGCTGAAACCCCTTGCGGGGAGGAGAGCGAGAAGGCGGGGAGTATGCCCTATGCCCCTGAAGTGGATGACCTTATCCGTCAGATAGAGGAGGATGAGGCTAATGCTTAGCCCTATTGGGTACATATGGGAGGACGAGATTATCTGTCCGACCTGCTGGATGGGCGTATTTGGAAGCCCAATATTCAAGCAAGATTTACCCGGTGGAATTACTTGTGATTTATGCGGATCAACTACTAATGAGGAGGAGCAAGACAATGAATAAAGAATACTATCAAGCAAAGGCAGACCTCTGCCGTGATTTATTTATCAAGCAGGTGACAGACGGCGAGACCAAGGAGGCGGGAGCTAACCTCATCAGGATGGTTCGCGCTTTGACAGAGTTAGAGATGATTAACTACAAGGAGGAGAGAGCTAATGAAACTCGTTAATTTCTATGAGGTGATGAGTGCTAAAGGTGACATTGAAACAGGCACGGCGAGCGCGACTGAAGCTATTGACTGGTTCAGACGTGGGGTAGACGCATCCATATTCGTTAGCGTATGGAACGAGGAGGATATTGAGGAGCCGGTGCTAGTCACCGACAAGATCGAGATTACTGACGTGGTATTGGCTACCATACTAAGCGAAAGGGAGAGAGGATGAGCTTACTTCTAGGTGCGATTGCGCTCACTCTGATAGCATATGCCCTTACCTATCTTGAAGGAGAGAGTGAGTGGTAGATATATCAAGAAGGAAACAGACCGCTCTTAAACAGGCAGTCAAACAGCGCAATTATAGACGGGTACGAGACCGCGCCTTAAGGCGACTGGCTAACCTCTACCCTGACCAATACCGAGAGTTATTCGAGGAGGAAAGGGAAAGAGATGAAGCGCAGGACAAAGTTTGGCTTGATATTACTGGCAGGACTAACGCTAGTGTGGGCTTATCAACCGCACACTCAGCAGGTCAATCTACCCAAAGACCTGACGATAGTATCCAAGAAGGCGAGCTGGAGTGAGAAAGGTGAGAACAAGGACACCGCGAAGCAATACGCTTGGGTTGCATTTGGTTGGCGGGGCAAAGAGTGGCTCTGCCTCCACGATTTATGGACCCGTGAGAGCAGGTTTGACCACCACGCCAGCAACCAACAAGGAAGCTCAGCTTTCGGAATTGCTCAGCTCCTTGGAGAAAAGAGTAGAGATCCTCGAGTCCAAATACTTAGAGGTCTGCGATACATTTCAGAGCGTCACGGCTCGCCTTGCCGCGCTCTCGCTTTCCATAATAAACGAAACCATTATTGACAAAGAGGAAGATAGCAAGTAAGCTTTACAGTATTACTGAGAGTTACTTATCCTTTCGCTCAGTAATGTATAACCCCGCAGTGCCATACCTGCGGGGTTATTTTATTTGTCAGTCGTGTAGAAACCACTGCCCTTGAAGTGGGCAGGAGGAGATTGCCATACTCGATTGAGGGTAGTCGAGCATTGCGGGCAGTCGTATTCTACTTCGACATCGTGGATACTGCGGATAACAAGGAGGGTATTACCGCAGTTAGGACACTCATATTCGTACTTCATAGCGCAAGTCCGTAATCTAGATGCAGAAAACCAACGAGCTTCATAATCTTTCTAGTGTTAGCAAACTCCGTAGTAGCGGGCATTCTACGCTCACTCCACGCAGGTTCCGGTACTCTAGTTAAATCAAAAGCCCATACCCCTTGCGGGGTGGAGTTAATATAATAGGGAGTGCGAGTGCCTGCCTGATTGATAAGGCGGCGGTACTTCATCTCCTCAATAAGTAAATCAGGGTAGTGTGTATGCCTACACTTCAGCTCTATGTATAGGTTCTTATCATCACTGGTACAGTCAAAGTGATCAAAGACCCCTTCAGATTTAACAAGGTCAGGGAAGTGACTCTCTTTTAGATAGTCAAATAACTCTTGTTCTCTCATTAGTTCCAAGGACTTTCTCCGCCGAGTAAGTTCTGTAACTTACGCAGGGCATTGGTGCATCTGCGATCAGCGGTAGATACCGCACAACCTAGATACTCTGACATCTCTTGCAGGGTTAAAGACTCGTGGTATCTCTTGATTAGTATGTCTTTGTCTGCCACATCCAGCTTTAGATAGGCCTTCTTAATATCAATTAGGATAGCTAGCAGGTTGCCGCCTTCTGCTGGAGCTGACTGCTTACGTGGCTGACCATCATTAATCATCTCTTGTGCTTGCTCTAATACTGTCCCGTCAATAACTGAGGAGATAACGTGAGGTAGTAGCTGTGCTAGCACTAGCGTGTCATAGAAAGACTCATCGCCTACCTGATAGCCGCTTCTCTTAGCCTTCTCTTTGCGAGCGTAACGCTCACAGTGACGGCGCATCTGCCAGGAGATACGCTTCTCATTGATAGTTCTTTGCAGTGAGTTCTCTTCATTAAGCAAGGTGGCATAGTGTTCAGCTCTAGCCATAGCCCAGGCATAGCACTCCTGAGTTATGTCATCTCGTTCCACCCATTGGCGGAAGCGGCGGTAGATACTGTTAGCTACCGGCGGGACTAGATCAAAGAACGCGGGATGTAGTTGGTTGCTCATTGGCTCTCTTATTCATCTCATCTACGTATCGGGCAGCCTTTAATCGTTTCGCTTCAGCAATTTTCTTTCTTCGTAGTGCGGCGTTATACCAGTTATGCTTCTTATTCATTGTTACCTCTAGCAATTTTCTCTAATGCATTAGCAATGCGAGCCAAACTAATTGCTTGGCACTCATCATTACTGTGGTATTCCCTACCACCGCACCTATCGCAACCAGAATCAACGCTACTGGATTGCGGAAATGGATTACTTTTTCTATTGTAATTTATTTTCTTCATTTATTACCCCTAGCAATAGCGGCTGCTTTATTACAAGTGCAATCGGTAAAGGCGCAAGAGTAAGCAAGTCCACAGTTAGCCTCGATCTCCTTGGCTATCTGCTCACGCAAATCTTCTCGCAGGTGATATGCAAGAATATCAATTATTTCTGGTGGAACATAAGAGATTATCTTCAGAACCACTTCTTTACATAGAGGACATATGATTTCTTTATATCTTTTAGTATAAGATTCATTAGGCCATCCCTTGATATGGTCATAGATAGCATCACAGGTACTGCACTTACCATCGCTGTCACCGCAGGTATCACAGGTTTCTCCCCAAGAATAGTCAGCATCTTCGTGAGCGCACTCAGTCATTGTTACCTCTAGCAATATGAGCAGCAATATTTCTTACAGTTTGAATCGAACCCCACGCACTAGAGTCATCAGGAAGTGCAGCCTCAATCTCTTTGGCTATCTGCTCACGCAATACAGATTCAAGACGATTTATGTAATAAGTAATCATCTTATCCTCCATATTGTCTGCCCAGTTCTGAAGGATTTCTCTGGTGATTTCCTGCTTGTCAGTCATTGGGTAACTCAGGCCACTTTTTGTCTAGCACCATCATCGCAATAGCAGAGTAGTTCAGTAGATCTAGAAAGGAGTCTCTGAGGCTCTCGTTTGAGGGAGAGACGTTACTATCAAGGAGGTTATTGATGCGAGCCACCTTGTCCCACATCCGCACTCTAAGTCCGTTGAGTGGGCCACCTGGAGAGTGAGCGATGTTCTTCGGGCCGTAATCGTGATGCTTGCGGATGAGCAGATTTCCTGCGGTGTCAAGGATTGACCAGACATCTCTGACAAACTCATCATCTATCTTCTTGCGGGCATCGGCTGGCAGGTTATCGTCCCAGCCTTGTAGTCTATCGAAACTATTGTCATCCCCATATCCATCAATAATCTGGCTGCCTCTTGCAACTCTCTCTTGCTCACTCACTTTGCTCCTCCTAGTAGGTTGTTCAACGCATCAGGTCCTTCTGCCAAATAGAACTCGTTGATATCCATACCTGGTGGTAATTGTACTATTTGCCCGTTTGTTATCTCTCCTGCGACACGCCGTGCGAACTCAGCTCCAGGATTGGAACCATCTTCTTTCACATCATTATCACCGATGATATAAACCGTATCAAAACCAGTAAATAATCTAGCAAAGTGTGGCTTCCAAGCAGTTACTCCTGGCACACCTACTGCTGGTATGTTACACATACCTGATAAAACTATTGCATCTAGCTCACCTTCACATATGACTATGTTGGGTGCATCTAAGGTTGTATCAACTACATTAAATAGATGAGACTTTTGTCCCAGCGGAGAGCCGTACTTTGGTTTGCCATCATCTAATCTTCTAAACTTAAAGCCAACACAGTAACCTAATACTGTTATGTAAGGTATTGCTAGCCACCCCTCGTGCATCTCGTGGCCCGGATGTGGATCTGTGATAGTGCCCAACATAAACTGCCTGGCTACCTCCTCAGATATCCCACGTCCTTCTAGGTAAGCTACGGCCTCTGCGCTTAGATTCGCTGCGTACCGTTGCGCCGACTCCAGCAAGGATTTCATCTGCTCGCTCGACTGCATCTTTGAAACCTATCCCTTCCTTCTCCATAATAACATCGACTGCCGACCCACCTTTACCGCAGGTGTGGCAGAAATATAAATTACCGTATGTATCTATCACTGCACTCCTGCGTGTATCGTTATGGATACAACAGCGAACCGATACGTTACGTCCCTCTCTTACTTCTCCACCGTAGAACCTTACTATGTCTGCTATGGAGATTGCACTTGCATCAACGGAACCTTTTCGTTTCGTTTTACGAACCACCCTGGACCAGTCTTGTGCTGACATCCGCAGTCTCCTTCACACTTGCCGTGAAATGATTGAGATAACTTAAGCTTATTGTTTTCATTATATACTGCTGCTATCTGGCAGTCGTGACAGATCACTTTTGTTCTTCCTTTGGTTCTTGCTTTGGCTCAAGGATTTCTGTTGATGTTATTTCACCTTGTGGTGTTGGCATTACTACTCCTATCTTGTACCCATTGATCTAAGTCTTGTATTACCCAAGCTTTTTCTACTCCGTGCTGTTTACGTTTTACTATGACGAAGGCTGGTGGTGAAAGAGTAAGCCCACGAGCCTTCGCATAGTTGGCTGCCTCAGTCTGAGCTTCTGCCCAGAACTGCGGAAGATTAATTGATTTGCGGTTCTTGCACTCCAAAATATAGGTCTGACCTGCGATTATGGTGACGATATCACCCTCGTCATTTGCCCCAGCCTTGGCCAATCGCTCAGCGAAATGTCCTAGTTTGCGTAGATATTTCATAACATCTGTCTCAAACTTTGAACCCTTAGCTTTGTTATAACTAGACATTCTATTGTAGTTCCTTTTCAATAGCCTGAATAGTTGAGCAGGGATAAGATGAATGTTCACAACTATCACACATTAGTATATCAAGATAGTTTTCACGCTTAACTGGCTTATGCAATTCCATTACTGCACGAAGAGCAAACAAAGAACGAGCAGGAAACCATTCACCAATGGCACCAACAAATGCACCTTCGTCTATGTCCTTGTTTATGTATGCAATTAACTCTTCGTGTGTCATAGTATTCCCTTGACCGCCATCTCTATACCTTGTTCCAAAGTAATCTTTGGTTGGTAGAAAGATAACATCTTTTCGTTATCAGATACCCGGTGCATACATCCAACAGGCTTATCAGGTCTAGTCTTAATCTCACCTTTGTAACCAACAGCATCCATAGATAGTTGTGCTAGCTCTAAGAATGAAGTAGATCTGCCCCAACCAAGATTGACTGGTCCAATAGATGGCGCTTCAAGCGCAGCCATTACAGCACCAACAATATCTTTGATATGAATGAAGTCTCTAGTCTGTGTGCCTGGTCCCCATACTTCAAATGGGTCAGCTTTGTCTAGCGCTCGCTTTACATACATCGGGAATGGATAGTTCAAGTCTTGGTCTGTACCATATCCGCTGAATGGTCTAAAGATATAGACATTATCCACAAAGGATGCAAGGTATTCGCCAATCAACTTGGATGCACCATATGTCATATCAGGCATAGACAGATGTTCCCAGCAAGACATAGTTTCTTTTAGTTTAACGTGACGCTCGTTAGTCTGTAGTGATACTGGATAGGCAGCACTGCTTGAGAAGTACACTACCTTCTTAGGTTTAGTCTTTAAGCACCACTGAAAGAACTCAGAGTCAATAGAAAAGTTATCAGCCACTGCAAGTGGGCGACCCTCGATGGATTCACGCCCACCTACGATGGCTGCTAGATGGATCACTAGGTCGAACTGTCTATCAACAGACTTAAATAAGTCACGGCAATCACCGTTGTCTTTAATATCCATACCATATACAGTCCATCCATCTTTGTTGAGATACTCAGTAAAGTATCTGCCAACAAAACCTTTATCTCCAGTCACCAGTGCTTTCTTCATTGGCTTACTTTCATCATAACTCTAATAGCATCTTCTTTAAGTTGGTGTGTGCAGTATTCTCTGAAGGCTTCAGCATCGTGGTTGCCAATCTCAGATGAGTTAACCTCCTGATACTGGGCATCTACCTTAGACTTGCCAGCCATATAGTGCATATGTTCTACGATTACATCAGGGTTATAGTCTAGGCAGCTAAGTACCTGACCAAATAGTTTCCAGAAGTTATCCATATACAGATGGATTAGTCTTGGTGGTGCAAAGAAACCTAACTCTTTAGAGATGTTGGTTGACATCATCACCATAGTAGGTAGGTTCTCACCCTGGAATAGGTCGTTACCATATGAGATGCCATAGCCTCTAGTCCTAATAGGTTCATAGAGTTTCTTGTCCCACTCAGCAGTTCTGACGAGGTGATCATCTCCCATAAAGGAGATAGTTTCATACTTGTCCTGATACTTCTTGACCAGCAGATTCAAGGTTCCATTCATACGAAGTCTTGGGTTGACCTCTCTGATCACACCTTCCATCTCTGGGTAGCTATCAGCATCGTCATCATCTAAACCAATCAACAGGTCTGAGATAACGCTGTGTTCCTTTAGCGCATCAAAGGCAATCTTCGCCTTGTCTGGTCTACCTCTTGCTGGGATAATCACTAGGTTTGTATTCATTTAATACCTCACTAAAGGATTGCCGTGTCTAACCATACGTCCTACCGCATCTGCATTTTCTATACGACAGGTTGCATAGTCTACAAACAAGGATACAAATTCATCGGCATTGGCATACATAGGACCGAAGCGATTCTTAACCGGAGCCACACGTAGTGTGCCCTCTGTTGGAGAGTATCCGAGTGTAAGAATTAAGCTCGGCAGTTGCGAAATCTTTCCGTGAATTGCTCTTCGCTGTGGCGGTTTGGTGGTATCACCATACTCGCTTTGCTCTGATACGTGGTGCAGTACTAGCACACAGGCCTCAGTCTTTCTGGCCATATCGTGTAGCTCCATCATTATCTGACGAAGACCTGCCCACTCATTTTCGTGTTCTGCTACTACGTTCATCAGGTTATCTATGACTATCAGCTCCGGTGCTATACCGAAGACTTCAACATAAGCCTTAACCTCTAGCTCTATATCATCCAAGCTGGGAGATGAATCAAATACCCACTGGATATGCGACATATTACCTAGGTAACTATCGTAGTATTTTGGATTGTTTTGCAGGTTTGTCTCGACACTGACCTGTCCGTGACCTGACAGTGCCGAGGCTACCCTAATCATTACCGTTGCAGTATCTGTATCTGCAGAGAAGAAAAGTGTTGGAACCTTCGCTCTTATTGCATAGACCAAAGCAAACATAGATTTACCAGCGTTTGGTGCAGCGGCAACCATACACACTTGACCTCGCCGGAATTTAATCTGCTTGCTGCTAAGATCTGTCCACACGTCGGGCAACGGAGTTGCCTTAGTTGTGACACTGCTCCAAGCCCGCGAAAGCTTAAGCACTGCGTTCCTCCCTCGGTAAAACTATCCCTCGTTTTCTTCTTATCAGCGTTCTTTCATACGCTGTAAGGCCTCCCCAGACACCAAATCTTTCAAATTTGATGCCCCATTCTGCACACTCAGCTTTATGGATACAGTTGTTACATATACTTCTAGCGTAAACAATGTCTCCGTTGGTTCCGTATCCTTGTTCAGGAAACCAAGCATCTCCATTTCCTGTTTGTGCACATAGCGGAGCCTCGTAGTTACGTGGCTCTCGCATCGCGTTACTTGACCCAGATTGTTGGGCACTTATCTACTGCTCCCTTTGGAGCAGCACACATATAACCCTTCCAAGGTCCTTTAGCGCCTGTTCCTTCTCTGTATGTCATCGCACCGTGACGGCAGCTATGACCAGCCGACGGATTGGCTGGAGCAACAGAAGCAGCAGCTACTGGCGCAGCACTACGTATGGGCGCAGGAGCAGCAGAGCTTGTGAAAGATTGGCTAACGCTTCCAATAAGGGCGGAAAAGTCTTGCGCTGCGGTTAGCAGCGATTCTAGTTCCTCCTTGTTTGCAGCATAAAGATTGATAAGAGTTCCATCTGGTGACTTGAAGTTCACCTGGAACTTTGTTGATTCTGGTGCAGCCATTTTACTTACCTCCGGTTTTCTTGATGGAAAGCCTTGCGCTTTCCTTCCCTTGTTTAGTCGGCACAAAGCCTAGTGCTTTCTCCACTGCTTCTTTGTCGACTGTATTGCTCTGGATAGTAGACCACTTGATCTCATAACCAGTTGAAGTAACCCCAGTAATACCTTGTAAGGCTTCCCGTAGAGCTTCCTTCTTGGCTTCTAACGCCTTGATTTCTTCATCTACTTGTGCATAGTGAAGAGCTGTGATACCTGTCTGAGTATCTTCAATGATTGGTAACTCAGTTTTTATAACTTCTTTTTTTAGACCAACGCATCCCATCTCGCCTGTCGGGTCATAGAACTTGCAATAGAATTTGCAGTATGACTCATCGCGTTCCGGTGCTGGTGCTTCAGCAGATTCCTTGATAGCAGCAAGCCAGTTAAGGGCTTCTAGTGCTATCGCTTCATCGTATGGTTCGGAGTGAACTTTGATATCGCGCTCATCTCCATCTCTTGGTATGGCTACCAGATTGACAGTTTTGACCTTCCCCTTGCCAGACTTTTCAATAAGGTAGCCATAAGTTTGTACCTGCCAGCGCTGTTGTTGGCTCGGGAAGTAGCTTAGGTTCTTAGCCTTTACTGTCTTCCAGTCAATGACATCTCCTGAGTCCGGTAGGAAAGCATCAACGTGAGCCTTCATTCCGTTGTATTCAACGGTAGTCTCTAGCATTATTGAGTTGTTACCAGCAAAAGCATTCTCGATTGCAGAGTGAATAGCTGTGCCCATTATGGCAGCAAGCTTTAACTCATTGTCGTTAGTCTCGGGCTGGTTGTTGAGTCGATACCAAACCTTACGGCGGCATCCACCCAATTCTGATGGACCAATCTGTACCTGTGTACTGCGTGGTCTGTTGTTTTCTTTATCGTGTAATGCTTTAACAAGCATCTCTTTAATGTTAGTCATTCTTATGCGCTCCGTGATTGAAAACTAATATAACAAAGACTAAAAGAAGATAGCCTAATATCCACCACATCAAACCCATATCTGCCACCTGGTAAAAGTAACATTAAAAAACAAGAAGTTCAACTGAAATATAGATGCTTCGTGAGCACCTGATGGATGATCGTATAGCTTGTAGTAATCAAAACCTAAAGCAAAGTTGTTTATATAGTGTCTATTGAAATGAACACTATACCTGCCAAGGTCGTAGTCTGGTTTCATTAATACTCCTTATGTTGGATAACCAACTGTATTGGCGGGCAGGTATTAACGTCAAGCATTGATGCTATCTGAACAGCTTTCTCGGCGTGTCGAGCTGGATCTAAATTAAGTTGGCGACCAGGAAGACCACTAAGGTAGCCAAGACCAAACTGCCCACCAGAGCCAAGGCCGTAGATACCTTGGTCGCTTTTGATGAATGATAAGTCCACTGCGATATGAAATAGATGAGCGTTGAACGCCACGAGATAATCAAATCCTGAATCTTTATCTTTGCCCGCTTCATAAGGTTCGTATCCATTCTCCTTAAAAGCCGTGACTATGGACGGCAGTACTTTCTTACCCATCCATTGGATGGGGTCTGCACCTTTATACACAGGTGGCTTCCAGTTATAAGTTAAGATATCACCAGGGCGCGAATCGCCGGTAATACCCAGCAGATACTTCCCAACGGAGATTATCTTTGGCGTGGATGTACTTACGGTGCGTAAGTTATCCTCGGTGATTTGAGAATCGGCAGCTAATACACAGCGGTCCTCTAATTCAATTCCAATCAGGGTAGTCATAGTCAGAAAATTTTACTCCTTATACGGCGTGTCGTCACAGCGACACACCCAGCGGATTATTATAATATGAGCCGAAGGCGAATTACAGACGGCCCCTATACGGGGCCGAGGCGGAAGCCGAGAGGCGACTGACCACAGGAAGGAGCCGTGCCGAGCAATGCGGTTACGTCTACCAAGGCTGCGGAAAAATAGCTTACCACCAATACAGGCCTCTGACCTTAGAGGTGTTGGTCCGACGCATCAATGCGTCTGCGGTTGCACCGTCTTTTCTACCTATGTCCAGTTTGATAACTACGAGATCTGCTGGTATGCCTTAGATGTGCAGTGTGCCAACTGTGGCAACCTACTAAAAGCTCCCTGTCCTATCGACAAACCTGACATCTAAACCTAACATACCTATTCAAACCTCACACCAAAACCTCCCTAATCGCCTCACAGGGCCGTAAAAGGGCATAAAAAAAGAAGGCCCCAGGTTTCCCCAGGGCCTTTGCCTCGCGCTTTCTAACTACTTCTTTCTGCCGAACTCTTTCGCAGATGGGTCTAACCACTTAAGGACTGGACCAAGGAAGCCTGCAAGAGCCGCTGTTCCTAGTACCTTAACGTCTGTCTCTCCTGCTAGGTAGAGTGCAATAGCAGCGGAAGCTGCAGCACGGAACCAGGTAAGAGATAGTTGCTTTAGTTGTTCTTTCATTAGTCCTCCTTCGGACTTGGCTTTTCTTTCTTCTTAGGATTTCTCCTAAGCTTAGCCCGCAGAGTTACCTTGGGCTTGTCTTCTATCCACCAGAACCAGTCGCCAGTATTGCTAGCGCTGTCAGGGCGAATAGAAATATGGAGGTGCTTATTGTGAGGATTGCTACCAGTGTACTTTCGGTTACCCTCTTTACGTCTGGCTCTTGACCAGATCTTTCCTTTGAAGATGAGGTACTCAACTCTCTCATCTTTCTTGAAAGTCTCAAAGAAGATATCACAATTCACACCATTCTTCGGGTCGTGAGTCAAGTCAACAGCAAGGCCGCTGTTGTGATCCGAGTTTGGGCTGGCTTTGATATGAGCCAACGAGGGCAATAATCCGTCTGACGCTTTGTTGCGCTTGGGCCACAACGCTGTCGCCTGGCGTAGCACAGCAATAGCAGCAGGTTTCGCACGTCTTACAACAGGTTTCATTTGTCATCCTCTATCTGCCAATATCTTGTAAATTTCATCTACTCTTTGTTCAAGTCTGTTGACTGTATCTTTCAGCGATGACCCGCCATTGGGCTTTAACTCATAAAGGAATGAACGGACTAACCATTTAAGTCCCATAAACAGGGTAGAGGCTATTCCAAGTATGGTGGCAATCAGTATTGCCCAATCAGCAGGGGTCATTTATGGCTCCTATAAGGATCTAATAGTGACCATCAACATTCCGCCGAAGCCAGAAAATCTCTTGTCACTAGGTGTGCGGTTTATAAAGTCCATCTCTTCGATGAGACCAATGTATGTTTCTCCAGTTCTGAAGTCTTCTACTCTGACTGTATCGCCGGTGTTTTCGATATTCTCAAGGGCAACCATCTTGGCGTAGGCGGCACCTTCGTAGCCCACTTCTACTCCGTCGTGGTCTGTCTCGTGGTCAAAGCAGAATAATGGATATTGAATCAACCGCTGTCTAGGTACAGCAGGCAAGGCTTTAACTTGATAGCCTGTAAATAGTGGACCAGCAGAGGTATCTGTGGTTGAACGAGTGAAGGCAAACTTAAATCCAAGGTACTCGTGAGCACCGGTAGGGTATGGAATACCTACTTCGGTTACGGTTGAACCTTGTAAGAATGAACCGATGTTGTATTCAGTACCGTTTTCAGAGATGGATTGGATAGATAAACCACCATCGGCAGAGTCAAAGCGAGGTAGTAAGAACTTAAATACCTTGTTCTCGGTGGTGTTATATCTAATATAGCCGGTCTGGATGTAGCCTTGAAATACTAAACGCCCACCATCATCGGTCTCGACATACACAGCTCCACCAGTGGAGCCAACTTTATTGGTGCAGAATGCAATACGGTTAGTTCCGTTGATAAAAGCACAGGCTGTAGTTCTGTGCCCTGTTACCCTGCTACCTGCAGTCTCTGGATAGTAGTAAGTATCCCAGGCATAAGGAAATACCAAGGTTCCTATCTGGGTAGATAGATCTACACGGGTAGTTCCAGGAGCACCATCTACGTTAGTTGCTACCCATACGAACTTGTCACGTGGGGCAAAGTCATAGACTGGTTGCTCTGATTCAAATATCAACGGGCCGTAAGCTAATGATCCATCATCAGATACTGCAGCTACACGCATACCTTTAGTAGTTCCAATGCACATATAGCCTAGGTAGTAGTAAATCTTGTAGATTAGCTCCCCGCTAGGCATCTCAGCGGCGGTAATAGCGCTGGTTAATGATGGCATCGCACCCGCTGTAGTAAGTGTGAACTTCTGGATATTAGATTGTCCACCAGAAAAGCCTGCACAGTAGATAGCAGCACCGCTTGATGTAATGCTGGTGTAGTTAAAGTTATCCACAGGATGGGTATAGACAGCAGATGGTAGAGATGTAGCAGTAGTTGAAATTTCAAATACTTTGTTATTGATTGTAGCCACAATACGTTCCTTAGTGAATTCCATACAGGCATCGTTTACTACGATGCTGGAATCTTTCCACATCTGAGAGGCTGCAGAACTGGAGTTAATAGGACGCTTATACATAGCAGTCTTATCCACACCAGCATCTAGGATTTTGGTAATCCAGTAGACGTTAATACCATCATCACACATTGCATAGACTGGGTAATCTGAGCCTGAGTTGTAATCTACAAAGTGCTCTAGTTCAGAGGTCCAGGTTCCTGTTGCTGCTGTTGATGGT